TCCCCTTCAAACATTAGTCAACTTGAACCGCTTCAAACCCCCGTACTGTCTACGTTCTTCAAACATCGGTTCAAGTTCAACTTATATTTTCTACTATATTCTTTTATTTTAGAGAATCATAAAATTTTAACGATTATTTTTCCCTTAATATATAAAGATGTCATATTTAACTTGAACCAACTTGAACCGCACCTCATAAACCCAGTAACCACGGAACTTACAACCGGTTCAAGTTGATTTCTGTTAACTTGAACCGCTGAGAATGGTTAACAAGTCAGAATCCGCATGAAATAAGGATTTCTAGCGGTTCATGTTCCGGTTCAAGTTGGAAAGTGTTTTAAGCTCAACAAGTTTACCGGGAATTTCAAGGCATTTGGCTATATTATATAAACTGCATTCAGGGTATTCGCGCAGTAGTTCATCATTAAGTAGTAATTCTACAGCAAAGATATTGGCCTGCCGCTCAATTTTATCAGTGGAATACAGGGTACTACGTTTTAAAAAAGGAGTGTTCAAATCATAATGTTCAATGGCATGATATAATTCGTGAGCGCAAACAAAAGTCTCTAATTTTTCAGAGAGTCTATTATTGAGGTGGATAATTTTAATACGTTTATACATATTGAAGAAACCTAAAACATTTTTCATACGGCGATATACAATGATGATGCCTAATTCATCTGCTATGAAGAATGGATTATTTGTTTTATGTTTTATCATCATTCCTTCAGCAAATTCTTTGATATCCATGAAACTACTCCTTACGGTATTTTTTAGGAGTGAACTTTTTCTTTGCAATTTGTTTAGCGAGGCGCATGGAATATTCTAAGCTTGCTTTTAATAGTTCACGGTCTTCCTCGTCTTCCGCTTCATTAAATGCCGCCATACCGGATTCGCTATCTAAACCCTTAAGCATTTTTTCCAAGTCACGTGCAATTTCCCGTTCGTCTTTAGAAGTAAGTTCTGGCAGGCCGTCTTTGGTCTGCTTTTCAATTTCAGAAGCTTCTTTCGCTAATTTACCATCTTTATTATAGTTATCGTCCCATTTATTAAGCTTGCTTTCCCGTGCAAGAATTTCAGCAGAAGTAATTCCCAATGCTTTTGCAATACTTTCAAGTGTATTAATACTTGGGTTATATCTATTTCGTTCTACATCGGCAAGGTAGGAACGTGAAATATTAGCTTTTAATGCTAATTCGTCTTGAGTTAATTTCATTGATTTTCTTAGTTCTCTTATATGTTGACCTAGCATTTTTCTTACCTCCTAATGTCGTATATACCGACTTAAATTAATTATAATTAAAAAATGACGAATATACAAGACTAATTTTGACGGAAATACAAGTAAAAATTAGAAAAATAGAGAATTACCTAGCTAATGCTTGATAATCTTAAATTTAAGTCTAAAACCCTTTGATTTTCATATTTACTGAATGACGGATATACCGTATAATAACGATAGACGGAAATACAAGGCATAAAACAGGAGGTGAGAGAATGCCATCAATTGGAAAAATATTACGAGAAAAAAGGAAAGAGAAAGGGTATACCCAACAAGAACTTGCTGATAAAGCCAATTTATCCCGCAGCTACATAGCTGATATTGAAGGTGAAAGATATACTCCAAGCCTCAATACAATTATTAAAGTAGCACGTTACCTTGACTTAGATTTAAATTTTTTACAAGTAATTGACGGAAATACAAGTAGTAAGAACGAAGGTGAATTGGATTGAATCAATTAGTTCAAGTAAATAATGGACAAGTTGTAGTGTCTAGTCGACAAGTGGCTGATAATTTCGGTAAAAATCATAGGGATGTATTAGAGAGTGTTCGAGAAATTTTGAGGTCTGCGGGAAATTCCGCAACCCCCATGTTTTATGAAACAATCTATGAACATCCGCAAAATAAACAACAATACCCCGAATACCTTATGAACCGTGATGGGTTTACTTTGTTGGCAATGGGTTTTACCGGTTCAGAGGCCATGCAATGGAAAATCAAATATATTCAAGCTTTTAATGAAATGGAAAAGCAATTGAATGTCCCAGTCACAAACAATAACTTCAATCAGATTTATAAGATTATCAGGGCATTGTCTAGTGCACCAAAAGCAAACCTTCCTTATGTTGTAAAGGCAGTGGAACTTCAATATCCAGGTATTTTTGACGGCATAGAACAGCCAAATGATAATCAAAAAATTAAACATTGCAATCATCCAACTGATAATTCAGCAGTGCGAACAACAATATTAAAATTCTTGGATGAAAACAATGTGTTGGGAATAGCAACTAATCAAGCTTATGCTGATTATCTGGATTTTTGTAAAACAGAGCGATTAAACCCTACTAATAATATTCACTTCTCAAGGCAAGTGACTTCAATTTTGGATATTCAGGTTGCTAGTAAGAAAATCAATGGAAAGAAATATCGGATGTTTATTTCAAAATAATAAAAGCGAGGTATTGAAAATGAAAAACGTTGACATGCAGGTTGAAGGTAACATTCTTACTATTAAAGTTGATTTATCTAAAAATTATGGGCCATCTAATAGCGGTAAATCCTTTGTGATTGCTACTACTGAAGGTAATAAAACTGTTGGTAGCACTGATTGCAAAATTGGTTTAAATGTTTATAAAAAGATGTAAGGGGGGCGAGTAAACAATGATTAGATTTGCAATAAATCGTAAAACGGGAGAATCAAGAATTGTTGATGCTTACGATGCGCCCGGTGATAATCCGTTAGAAGCTCTTGCCCATTGTTTGGCAAAAATGACTATAGAACATGGCCTGCTTAAAAAGTATCAACAACAAAATAATGAGGTGACGCAAGCATGAATTTTTCAATCAGGTTGAAAACCGCTATGGATGAAAAACAAATTAATCAGTCGGATTTATCTGCTCTAACTGGCATGAGTAAAGCATCCATAAGTCAGTATCTTTCCGGTAAGAATGAGCCTAGCAAGAAAAATATTGCTAAAATTGCTGAAGCCTTGAAAGTTACAGAAGCTTGGTTAATGGGTTTGGATGAAGAACATCAACCAGTTCAACAACCAGTTAAAAAATTAACGGTTGAAGAAGCCGCCCGGATTATGGGTAAGTCAGATAAATTCGTCAGGCTTGGTTTGCAGCAAGGAGTATTACCCTTTGGTTCCGCTGTGAAAGTAAGTACCAAATGGTCTTACTATATATCCACTCAGAAATTCAATGAATATGTAGGGAGGTGAACAGGTTGGATATTATCCTGATTGCACTGGTCTTAGTAGGTGTTATTTGCGCCGGGGCAATGCCACGTAAAGCGCGGGAGTATTTTGAGCTAGTTAATATCAGGACAAAAGAAAAACGCCGTGTATAGGCGTAGAAAGGAGGAGTAAATTGGTACATGACAGTTTAATCGGTTTCCTTTACGATGGTGATTTACATGGGATAACACTTACAAGGTATTTGTTCAGTATTGCGGATTTAGAGCTATTAGCCGCAGAAAAAGAAAAAACCGTTGCTACCAACAACGGCTAAAGAAAAAATTATCACCATTAGTATATTACATTATTTTGAAACTGTCAAAATGGCAGTCTGACCCGTGTACTTAGTTTAACCGGAAAATATACGTCTTATACAAGGAGTGTGTAAAAAGTATGAAAAAGTTTGAATTAACGAGAGAGTCTATAAGAATATTTGGCCGGACATTGTTCCGCATTAAAGCCTTAATTTCTTTTAATGATGTTGAAATTGGTGAACTTGGCGGTTTTGTTGAAAAGGAAGAAAACATTGATCAGTACGGTGATGCTTGGGTATACGGTGATGCTTGGGTATACGGTGATGCTCAGGTATCCGGTGATGCTCAGGTATCCGGTAATGCACGGGTATACGGTAATGCTCAGGTATCCGGTGATGCTCAGGTATCCGGTAATGCTCAGGTATCCGGTGATGCTTGGGTATCCGGTGATGCTCAGGTATACGGTAATGCTTGGGTATCCGGTGATGCTTGGGTATACGGTAATGCACGGGTACTTTCTCGTAAACATATTGCATGGTTTTCTTCGGTCGGTTCTGAGTTTGGCACGTTGACTGCTTATACAACTACAACCGGCATTGAAATTACTCGCGGTTGCTTCCGTGGTTCATTAGAAGAATTTGAATCTGCCGTACAAAAGACACATGGTGAGAGTAATTACGCCCAACAATACGCCGCTCTTATCCAATACATTAAACTTCGTTTTCTTGGCGTGACTGTTGAAATAGAAATGTCAGCAGAACAAGAATTCAAGGTTGTTCATGATTAACTTCAAGCCACATCAGCAGTTATCCCTTGATTTAACTGCTGATAAACACCTGGTTGCTTATTACTTGGACATGGGGCTTGGTAAGACGTTTGTAGGGGCTGAAAAACTTATACAACTTAAAGCCCCTATCAATTTACTTATTTGCCAGTGTTCAAAAATTGATGATTGGATTGAACATTTTCAAAAGTATTACACGCTACCGGCATTCAACCTAACTGAAAAAAAGCAATATGAACGATTCTTTGAACTTACTGAATTAGTTTCTGGAATCGTTGGGGTTATCAATTATGAACTGGCGTTCCGGCGTAAGGATTTACTGAATTTAAGGGATTTTACTTTGATGCTGGATGAATCCTCCATGATTCAGAACGAAACGGTTAAGCGGTCAAAATTCGTTCTTAAATTAGCTCCTAAAAATGTAATTTTATTAAGTGGTACGCCTACAAGCGGTAAGTATGAAAAACTTTGGTCACAGATTCAATTGCTTGGCTGGAAAATTTCGAAGAAACTGTTTTGGCAGCAATATGTTGATACGGAGTATTTGGATGTGAACGGTTTTCCCGTCAGGACAATTAAAGGTTACAAAAATGTAGACAGGTTGAAACGCAAACTTGCCAAACATGGCGCGGTGTTCATGAAGTCTGAAGAAGTTTTAACCCTACCTGAACAGTTTGATAACAAAATAATGATTCCCACAACCAAAGAATACCGCAAGTTTATGCGTACTTCCATTGTCAAGGTAGCTGATACCGAGTTAGTAGGAGATACCTCATTAACAAAACGTATGTATGCAAGGCAGTTATGCGGCCAGTACAATCAAGCAAAATTAGAAGCTTTCCAAGACCTTATTCAATCAACTGAAGACCGTTTAATTGTTTTTTACAACTTCAATGAAGAACTTAAAAAAATGCTTGAATTAGTTGATGAACGGCCAGTTTCCATTGTAAACGGTGAAATGAAAGACCTTACTGCATATAACGAGCGTGATAATTCAATTACCTTTGTTCAGTATCAGGCCGGAGCTAAAGGGTTGAATTTGCAGAAGGCAAATAAAATTGTCTACTTCACGCTTACACAGTCTTGTGAAGATTGGATGCAATCTAAAAAGCGTATACACCGGATGGGACAGGAAAAATCATGTTTCTATTATTATCTCATGTGCCGTAACTCCATTGAAGAGGAAGTTTTAAAAACCTTAGAGAGTGGCCGGGATTACACAGATAACCTATTTGAAAAATATTGCGAGGTGTATTAATTGATTAAATGCCAAAATGAATGCCCAAAAGAAAAAGGTAAAGTTTGTTGCAGTCAATGTGAATTTAATACTGATTGTGATGATCTTTGTGAACTTGAGCCTAATGATTGCGGTTGTGCAGTATTAGAGTCTACTCCTGATGTGTTTCAAACTGCTGAAGCAGCAGTAATTCAAAGCATTGCTGACCTTTGCAAATTCAAGAAAGACTTAGAGGAAAAGGAAAAAGACCTCAAATCTCAATTAAAAGATGCTATGGAGCGGCATAGTATTAAATCCTTCAATAATGATGTTTTAAAAATTACTTATGTCGCAGGTACTAGCGCGGTAAGCATTGATTCCAAAGCACTAAAAGCAAAATATCCTCAAATTGCGGCCGAATGCTCTAAGACTTCAACCAAAGCGGCATATGTGAAAGTTGAGTTGAAATAATGGCCGCTGAAAAGCAATTTGAAAATAAAGTCAAACGGTTCCTTTGTTCAGTTGGCGTTTATCCGGCAGGTACTCCTGAATCCAAAATGACGGTAGCGTGCAATGGATGGTTTACTAAGATTTGGGGCGGTGGTTTTCAAAAGTCGGGCATACCGGATTTAATTTGCTGTGTTAATGGAATATTCATTGCCCCGGAATTAAAGGCTTCCAATGGCCGCAGTTCTGAACTACAAAAGTTAAACATTTCAATAATCAATAAATCTAAGGGTATTGGAATTATCCTTTACCCCGAAGGATTTGAGAATTTCAAAAAACTGATATTGGGGGTGATAGATTGCAATACTCATATTCCAGAGTTGATTGCGCTGAAAAATGCCCTTTCAAGTACAAAATGCGCTATTTGGACAAAGTAAAAGCTCTGCAATGGACACCTAAAGGGCCGGATATATACGGCGCAATAAACTCCCTAGTCATTGGGCAAGCCTTACACACCGGCATTGAAAAAGACGTTGATACAGCCATTAAAGAATACTTTGCCAGTTATCCGGTTATTACAGACCATCACATTGATGAAGCAATTAAATTGGAATATTTGTTGCCGAAGGTTAAAGAAATTCTTCCTGAAGGTCAAAGTGAAGTTCAAATAATGACTAGTGATTTTATCGGGTTTATTGACCGTCTTACTCCAAATGATGATGGAACATATGACATTTACGACTTCAAATATTCCAATAACATCAAAAATTATTTAAACAGTCATCAGCTACATGTGTACAAGTACTTTTATGAAAAAATGACCGGTAAAAAAATTAGGAGATTGTATTTTGTCTTTGTTCCTAAAATTCAAATCAAGCAAAAGAAAACAGAGGATTTGCGGCAATACCGAGAGCGAATTAAATCTGAGCTTGAAAAAGCTGAAGTAAAAATCATTGAAGTTGAATTCAATTATGAAAAAGTAATTGAATTCATGGCCGGTGTGAAACATTGTTTGGAACTCAAAGATTTTAATAAAAATCCAAATTATTTATGTGATTGGTGCGAGTACCAAGAATTTTGTGAAAAGGGATGGGATTATATGTTATTACCTGAAAACAAGAGAAGAAACGTTGATACGATTGAAAAGAAAGTCATTTGGTTATATGGTTCACCATTTAGCGGCAAGACACATCTTGCAAATCAATTTCCTGACCCCCTGATGTTAAATACTGACGGCAATATCCGGTTTGTGGATTCCCCGTTTATCGCCATTAAGGATATTGTAAAAATCGAAGGGCGAGTTACCAAGAAAACTTTGGCCTGGGAAGTTTTCAAAGATGCTATTGCCGAGCTTGAGAAAAAGCAAAACGATTTTAAAACCATTGTGGTTGACTTGCTGGAAGATACTTATGAACATTGCCGCCTGTACATGTACGATAAATTGGGAATAACTCATGAATCGGATGATAGTTTCCGGGCTTGGGATAAAGTCAGAAGTGAATTCCTAAACACCTTAAAACGGCTTATGAACCTTGATTATGAAAACATCGTTCTTATCAGTCATGAGGACACTTCCAAGGATATAACCAAAAAAGGCGGGGACAAAGTTACTTCTATTAAACCTAACATTAACGATAAATGCGCCAATAAGGTTGCCGGTATGGTTGATATTGTGGCTAGGGTTATCGCTGACGGTGATGTACGGACGCTGAGTTTCAAAACCAATGAAGTGATATTTGGCGGTGGTCGCTTAACCGTAGTGAATAAGGAAATACCGCTGGAATACAGCGAATTAATCAAGGTTTATGAGGAAGTCAATTCCGGTAAGAAGTCAGAAACCACACAGCCTGCTGCAACTACAGGTAGAAGAGGGCGTAATACACCAGAACCTGAAAAACCTGCAGCGCAGTCCCCTACTTCACAACCAGAGGAAATGCAGAGGAAAGAAATTGCTGATAAAGATCGATATTTTTATCACTCAGAATCTGATTCATACTGGATGGTTAAAAAAGGTGAAGAATTACCGATCGATATGAATGCAGAAATATCAATTGAATTGGATAAGGTCGAATGGGAAGACCAGAAAAAACAGGCAGAGGCGGCTACTTCTAAAACCGATGAAAAACCTGCTGAACCTGCTAAACCTGAAGTTAAAAGTGAAACTCCCCCGGCCACTTCTACCCGGAGAACAAGGAAACCAAGATCATAATTTAATTTGGAGAGGATGAAAATTTATGGCTAGAAAGAAAACACCTAAACAACCGAAAGCCCCTGCAGGGCCAAAGTTTGAATATGCTCCTGAAGCTGTACTGAAATTAGCTGCCCGTTTGATTGACGAGTATCACAGCCGGTTATCTGAAGCCAATATTTCCTATATCATGAGAAATGGTACATGGAAAAAGAAAGGTGATACGGTTGACGCTGATGTGTCAGTTGTATCCGGTGCAAATCGGTTTGAAACCAACAAGCATTTCCGCATAACCATTAATGCCGAGGTTTGGCTTAACGCTGATGATAAAACCAAAGCTTACATTTTGGACAGACAGCTTTCCCGTTGTTCTAAAGAAGAGACAACCAATGGGGATGTTAAATGGTCAACCAGGGATTATTTTGTTAAGGAATTTCCTTCACTCATTGAACGGCACGGACTTGTTACGGAAGAATTGCGGCAGTTAGATCAAGTTATGAAACATACAGCAGGGGGTAATTAATTTATGGCTATAGATTTTAGTAAATTTGACAAAGCAATTGATATTGATGGTTTAAAACAGGATGTTGCGGAAGCTGCTGAAAACGGCGGTACTCGCAGGGAAGTACCTCACGGAACCTATGAAGTAAAAATTGAAAAACTGGAGCTTACAGAAAGTAAAAAACATGACCCAATGGTTAGTTGCTGGATGCGAATTGTAGCCGGTGAGTACGAAAAATGCATGTTGTTTATGAATCAGGTTGTCACACAAGGGTTTCAAATACATCTTGCCAACGAATTCTTGCGGAGCCTGGATTCTGGCATAGAGGTTGAATTTCAATCCTATTCCCAATACAATCAATTACTTATGGATATCGCAGAGGAAATTGACGGACAGCTTGAATATGCAGTTGAATACGGTGAAAGCAAAGGGTATAACACATTCAAGATAACTGAAGTGTTTGACGTTGAGTAAGTAGATTTATAGAGGGAATAAACATTGTTTATTCCCTCTGTTTATAAAAAGTGAAAGGAGTTGAGTGTCATTCTTTTTTTCGACTTCGAAGTTTTTAAATACGACTGGCTAGTTGTAATTATTGATGTAATCAATAAATGTGAACACGTTATTGTAAATGACAATGATAAATTGCAATCTCTTTATGATGCTAACCGAAAAAATATTTGGGTTGGCTACAACAGCCGCCACTATGACCAATGGATTTTAAAAGCAATTTTATGCGGCTTTAACCCTAAAGAAGTCAATGACCATATCATTATAAAAAAACTACCGGCGTACCAGTATTCAAGTTTGCTGAACAAGATCAATGTCAATAACTTTGACGTTATGACAATCCAAACCGGGTTAAAGTCATTAGAAGGTTTTATGGGGAATGACATTAAGGAATCCAGTGTACCGTTTGATATTGACCGGAAATTAACACAGGAGGAAATTGAAGAAACAATTAAATACTGCCGCCATGACGTTGAGCAATTAGTTGAGGTATTCCTGCACCGTAAAGATGATTTTGACGCTCATATGGGGCTTGTACGCTTGGCTTGTGAAGGAAAACAGCTTGACCTATCCTTGATATCCAAAACCAAAGTACAGTTATCAGCCTACATTCTGGATGCTCATAAACCGCTTCATAGCCGGGATGATGAGTTTGATATATCATTCCCGCCAACGATGCAAATTGAAAAATACCGGGATGTGATCAGATGGTACGAAAACCCCCTAAATCGGGATTATGAAAAAGAACTTCAGATTGATATAGCCGGTGTTCCTCACGTTTTTGCCTGGGGTGGTTTACATGGGGCCATACCTCAATATTCCGGGGAAGGTATTTATTTAAATGTTGACGTTGCCAGTTATTACCCCACTTTAATGATTGAATACGGTTTTGGTAGCCGTAACATGTCAAACCCGGATAAATACAAAGAAATTTACCATACACGGCTTAAATATAAGGCTGAAAAGAATCCCCTGGCAGAGCCATTAAAAATCGTTCTGAATGGCACTTACGGGGCCATGAAGGACAAGAATAACAATCTGTATGATCCAAGGCAGGCCAATAATGTTTGTGTTGGCGGTCAATTACTCTTATTGGATTTAATAGAAAAGTTGGAGCCGCATTGCCAGATTATCCAAAGCAACACAGATGGTATTCTAGTTAAGCTCCATAGCATTGATGATTATGATTTGATTGATGATATCGCCTATGAATGGGAATGCCGAACCAGAATGAAATTAGAGTTTGACTTATATCAGAAGATTTTTCAAAAGGACGTAAATAACTATGTGATTGTTGATTTGGACGGTGAGTATAAAAGTAAGGGCGCCTATGTTAAAAAGCTAGATCAGCTTGATTATGATTTACCTATTGTCAATGCAGCAGTCCTAAATTTTATGGTCAAGGGAATTCCAGTTGAACAAACAATCAACCAGTGCCGGGAGCTTAAAGAATTTCAGAAGATAGTCAAGGTTAGCAGCAAATATTCTCACGCTCTATATAATCCCGTTATTACAGAAGAAAAAAGAAACGGGAAAAAAGTCAATGTTTTTAGTGGTGGTCAAGTTCAAAAGGATAAGTGTTTCAGGGTTTTTGCTTCAAAAAATACTGCTGATGGTGGATTGTATAAGGTTAAAAACAAAGAAAAGAACCCGGAGAAATTCGCCAATACTCCTGAATGCTGTTTCATTATGAATGATAGCGTAAACGGTAAATTCATTTCAAGGCGATTAGATAAACAATGGTACATAGACTTAGCAAACAAGCGGTTACAAGATTTTGGGGTGATTTAATGAACGTAATTTGTCAATATTGTGGTAAACCTGCTCAGTTTGTAGATAGTTCGCGTGTCTATCGTAAAAGTTACGGAATGATTTACTACTGCAAGCCTTGCAATGCCTGGGTTGGGGTACATGAAGGCACAAAAAAGCCGCTTGGAGTTTTGGCTAATGCCGAGCTTAGAAGGTGGAAGAAGAAAGCACACTTTTACTTTGATAGGCTTTGGAAATCAAAACTAATGAGCAGAAAAGCAGCTTATAAATGGTTATCGGGGCAATTACATAAACCGGTTGCCCAAACTCACATAGGCATGTTTGATGTAAGTGATTGTAAGCGGGTAGTTGAAGTAGTTTTTAAATTTTGGAGAGATCAGCCATGATTTTATTCAAAGGCTTTGTTGAAACACAAGATAAAAAATGCATAGAGAAGTTTAAAAATCGAACCAAATTTAAAACTTATGAGCAGGTAAAACGACTGCCTGAATTTGCAGGGATATTAGGAAATGAAACTATTTTAATAGATATTGATGATTTTGAATCCAGTGAAATTCTATTCAAAATAGTTCAAGACTTGAATTTAAAGTGCAGAGTGTATACTACCAGCCGGGGCAAACACTTTTTATTTAAAAATACATCAGTGGAAAATAACCGGACAAAATGTAAATTAGCTTGTGCCTTGATAGCTGATATAAAACTAGGTTTAAAAAACTCCTATTCTATTCTGAAGTTTAACGGACAAGAACGAAAAATCATTTATGACTACCCGGAAGATGAAATTCAGGAATTGCCAAAATGGTTAAATCCAATTAAAACATCCGTTAACTTTCTTGAAATGGATGTAGGAGACGGAAGAAACCAGGCACTTTTCAACTATATCCTGACCCTTCAATCAAGTGACTTTACAATTGAGGAAGCTAGGGAAACTCTTAAAATTATCAATACTTATGTGTTAAAAGTCCCTTTGAACGAAACTGAATTAGAAGTTATCATGCGGGACGATGCATTTAAGAAACCAGTTTTTTTCAAAAGTTCAACGTTCCTATTTGATAAATTTGCAACCTATTTGAAAAATAACCATCATATCATCAAAATAAATAATCAGCTTCACCTATACAAAGATGGTATATATGTACAGGGGCAGGGTGATATTGAATCAGAAATGATCAAACATATTCCTCAATTAAACCGTGCAAAGCGAACGGAGGTATTAAGTTATTTGGATATTTTAATCCGGGATAATGCCACTGTATCAGATGCCAATTTCATTGCGTTTGCCAATGGCGTTTATAACTTGGTTGATGATTCTTTCACTGATTTTAAGCCGGAGCATGTTATTACTAATAAAATTAACTGGAACTATAACCCGGCAGCTTATTCGGAGCTTACAGACAATACTTTAAATAAAATCGCCTGCCAGGATACCGAAATTAGAATGTTGTTAGAAGAAGTTATTGGATATACCTTCTACCGGCGCAATGAGCTAAGAAAAGCCTTCATATTCATAGGTGACAAGGCAAATGGTAAATCCACCTATATTGATATGATTAAAACTTTACTAGGCGATAATAACACGGCGGCACTTGATTTAAAGGAACTTGGAGACCGTTTTAAAACGGCCGAATTGTTTGGTAAGCTGGCAAACCTGGGTGATGATATCGGGGATGAATTTATTGCCAATGCAGCAGCTTTTAAAAAATTAGTTAGCGGTGACAGAATGAGTGTTGAACGGAAAGGCCAAAATCCCTTTGATTTCAATAATTATTCCAAGTTTGTTTTTTCGGCCAATAATATCCCCCGAATTAAGGACAAGACCGGGGCCGTACTTGACCGGTTAATCATTATACCCTTCAATGCAAAATTTAGTTCTGCTGACCCTGATTTTGACCCTTATATCAAATATAAGCTGCGGGAACCAAAGTGCATTGAATATCTAATTAACCTGGCCTTACAAGGATTAAAGCGTGTTTTGGAAAACCGGAAGTTTACCATTTCAAACAAAGTTGAAAAAGAGCTTCAAGAATATGAGGAACAGAATAACCCGATTTTAGGATTTTTTAAAGAAGTTGAACAAGATCAAATTGAAAATGAACCTACTAAAAATATCTATAAGAAATACCAAGAGTACTGCATTCTAAACAGTTTGCAACCAATGAGTAATATTGAATTCTCCAAACAGGTTAACAAACGTTTTGATTTAGAAGTCGCTGATAAAAAGATTGACGGTAAGAAATACAGGATATTTGTGAGGAAAGAATATGATTAATCTTACTGAAAAAGAAATCCTAGATATTATGTGTGGCTTGAAAGCTTATATTAATTACTATGAAGTTTCAGGAGAACAAAAATTTGAACGTATTTTTCTTTTTGCAAAACTTAATGATTATTTAAAGAAAAGTAATCAATGTTACTTTATTAATCCTTATAATGAATTCGACTTAAATGGTGTAGAACTTCGAAATTATCATTTATGGAAAAATAATACAGGGCATTTATTAAGAGGGAGGCTGGCGCGATGAGTGATAGACGAGCAAGTTTGGAAGAAAAAAGAACTGCTAATATTGCGGTTATGTGGGAAAAAGAAGTTATCAGTTTGCGAGATAAACTGATGGTGGCAGAATTTGATAGAGATAAAAATCTACGAGTGGCTAAAATAGCTGCTGGACATATATTACGGATTTATAAAGAGTTAAAGAAATCCGAGCTAGAGCGCGATGAATGGCAGCGTAAGTCAAACTTTTATGCTGAACAGGTTGGAAAAACTAAAATCTTATTTGATGAACAGGTACAATGCAGAGAGGAATTGCAGCGTCAGGCGGTACATGCTAAAAAAGTTATTGCTGAATTACAGCGTCAAAAAGCACAGCTTTTGCTGCAACTTAAACGATTTACGAATGAGCCTGTAGACATTGATGAAGTTGGCGGTGCACATGAAGGTGGTTGTGGCTGGAATCCGCAAGGAGTATTCTGCGGTGAATGTTCTTCTTCTACTTGTAAAGGGTGTATTAATCAATACATGTTAGAAAATGATCGTGATTGGGGGGGAGGAACACTAATGGACAACCCAAAGTTAAACGGTAGTGGTTGCAAGGATTTAACCGCTTATGAAGCAATTAAAAGTGCAGATAAGCCGGATGAAGTAGCTCACCGAGTTATTAAGTTAATGAAGCAGTTGGCTTCCATATGCGGCTTTGAAGTAGTTGAGCGGATTATTATAAAAAATAAATCTACCGGGAAGGAATACCGGTAGTTTTTCGAAATCAACTTGAACCGGAACATGAACCGCTAGAAATCCTTATTTCATGCGGATTCTGACTTGTTAACCATTCTCAGCGGTTCAAGTTAACAGAAATCAA